GTGGGGTACGCCTATCCGATCAGCGGATCGGCGCGGGCCGTTCATGTGGACGTGAGGATTCCGGAGTCGCAGACCGTTCGGGGGTGGAAGAATGGATAGCCAGATCATCGGGCTTGAAGGAGTGAAGGAAGACATTAAGGAAATCAAGGCGTCCCTCAAGGAACTGACAACCATTGCCCGAAACCAGGCTATCCAAAACGAACGAATGGACAATATGGAAGACAGGGTCGTCAAGATTGAAAAAGACGTCTCGGAGTCATGGAAGGCCATACGGAAGATCGACATGCGGTGCCTTGAGCGTGAGCCAGTGGTTAAATTCGGCCATCGGCTCATGGAGTCGCCGCACCATTCCCCGGACGACTGGTGGACGATGTTTCTCGGAAGCGCCTTGCGGAATGGGCTGTGGATCATCATGACCGGTGTCATGACTACCCTGATCCTGCACTATCTGGGGGTGAAGAAATGAATCTCCTTGAAATCGTTCCGGCGCTGGAAAGCATCATCGGCAAGGTGATCCAGAACCCGAACCAGGCGACAGAACTGAAATACGAGCTGGAAAAGCTGGACATCCAGCAGGACATTGAGCGGCTGAAGGTGCAGCAGAGCTGGCTTTCGAATCATAGCCCCTTTGTGGCCGGGGCCATCCCCTGCATCCTGTGGCTGCTCTCTGCGGTGGTGGCCTTCAATCACATCCTAGCCCCGCTGCTCATGGGCCTGGGAATGAAACTACCGGTCCTCGAGCTGCCGGAGTATTACACCGATCTGGCCGGCACCATAATCCTGGGGTTGTTCGCGAAGAAGGCGTGGGACGGTTCGGAAATCACGAAACTCGGGAAGAAGAAAAAAGAAGAACCTCCAGTGACGGTCAAGGTAGTGAAAAAAGAAGAACCTCCTCCGGCCACACAGGAAGAGGAAGAGGAGCACATACCACGGGATGATCCGGAGTACCACAAGAAACGGTACGAGGAGCTTCTGCAGAAATACCAGATACAATAAGCCCAGTCGATGTAGTGAAGGGCCGTCAGCCCAAAAGCTCGACGGCCCGTTTTTTCACGTTCGGCGCCAGGTGCGCATACCGCAGGGTCATCTTGATGTCACTGTGCCCCAGCAACTCCCGCACGGTATTCAGGTCGACTCCCCGCATGACCAGCTGGCTGGCAAAATCGTGGCGGAAATCATGCCACCGGAAATTCGTAATCCCCGCAGCACGGAGCACCGATCCCCAGGATGACCGGCAATCCCGGATGGGCTTCCCCCGATATTCGAACAGGTACCCCTTTACCCCCGTTTGCGACCGCCATCTCCGAAGCGTGTCCAGGACAATCCGGTTCATGGGAAGCGTCAGCGTTTTTCCCGCCTTCACCACTTCCCCCCTTACGGTGATAGTCTCCGTGTCGAAATTCACGTCTTCCCACCGGAGGGCAAACATAGTTCCTCTCCGCAGCCCCGTGTTCATGGCCAGCAGAACCGCAGGCTTCAAGTGGTCGGCAAAGGGGGCGTCCCGCAGCGACGTCTTTAACGGAAGGCCGCGTTCCGCCAGCCAGGCATTATGATTGTCCCGCTCCAGGCGCAGGGTTTCCTCCCGGGCATCGATTGCCTCGATCAGCCGTCTCCGTTCATCGTCATCCAGGAAACGGATTTTCTCGTCCGAATCCATCTCCCGGTACGGCTGCAGGGACAACAGAGGATTGCCCTCCAGGAGCTTCTGGCGCACCCCCCAGTTCAACAGCGCCTTCAGCGCGGTGGTCTTCCGGTTGATGGTCGCCAGCTTGACTTCTCCTTTTCTCCGGAGCTGAACGCGCCACTTCTCGATCTCGAGGAGGGTAATCTCCTCCGGGTGCTTCTCCATGAGATGGCCGAAGGAGCTGCGGATCAGCGCCAGGTTCTTTTTCCCGGACTTCCGGTTGACCATCGCCCATTCTTCATAATGGGTGTCAATCAGATCTCCCAGAGAGGATATAGCCGTCCCGTTCCGCTTCTTCGACGGATCATCCCCCAGGGTCACGGCGGCGAGAAATTCCCTTGCCTTCTCCCGTGCCTGGGCAACCGTCAGGATCGCTGCATCCCCGATTTTCTCGCTGCTCCGGCGGCCGGCGATGGTAAAATCTACCAGGTACGACTTCTTCCCGCTCGGTTCAACCCTCAAAATCAGCTTCGGGATGAGAGTGTCCCGGATATCCCGGCGCTTTTCCCCGGGGCCCAATTTTTCAACGAAGGAGTTTGTCAGTTTTTCTCCCATGACCTTTCCTCCCCGTACTCAATATGTACTCACTCACGGTTGATTTGTGATATCACACAGTGTAACCCGGTGAAAAATAGAGTACCCCATAAGCCCTGCAAAATCAACACTTTTCATTGTACCAGTATATACTATACGTCACCTCGTTTCATCGGCTGATCAGTCTACGGAACCGCAGGTCACGAGTTCGAATCTTGTCCGGCGCGCCACTGATATCAAGGCCTCCCGTAATCAATCGGGAGGCCGTTTTTTTATCCGTACTCAATATGTACTCACGTCATGACAAAACAAAAGAGACCCCGGAATATCGGGGTCTCTTTTTCTATCTGAAACTTCTTCAATTAAGAATTTGCTCTCCGATTTCGTCCCATTCGACCATGGGGAGCAAAAGTCTTAGTTCCCTGGGTGATCTTCTCGAAAAATCGAAAATCATCACCCCTGTAATTCTGTCGTCAACTTCCGATCGGCTGATGTAGATACCGGGATATGTTTCATCATCGTATGTAAAAGCATCTAAAGTAAGAGGAAAGCGAATACGAAGCACGTCAAAGTCCCGGTCATATTTCACTTTGCCGTTTGCGGGGCTTAGAGCGATCATAAAGCACTCCCTCCTTTGGTATTTTTTTGGGCAGCTTATGCTGAGCCGTGCATGAAACCATTTCCCTCGGGTCCCTGTCTGTGTCAACAACTACCACGATAGCCATAAAGCTATCCGTTTCTTCCACGTGCCTTAAATCCATATATTTTTCTCGGTTCCGATCTTCTCCTACAGTGGAATAATCCTTGAAAATTTTATCCGGGTTTTCCACTACTTCGGGGGCCTGACTTACAGCATACATTCTCATCTTTACATCCGCATCGGTATGATCACCTATAATGTGATCGGTGAGGGTTGAAGTCTTCAAAACGACAGTATTTCCCAAAGGGTCCTGTCTTGACCACTCCCATTCACTTTCACTCATTCAGAATCGCCTTTCTCTTTGTTTTTAGCCTTCTGAGAAAAGTTACTGCAAATCTCCGCAAAGCGAATGAAGTGAGGAATTGTCAAAACCACTCTTGAAAGAAGTTTTGCCTGCGGTTTTACCTCCGATGTGGTCCCCTCCAGAGAACGAGGCAGGCTTTGAGTGAAGTTCAGAAAAACTGCATCGTCTTTCATTTCCAGATAAACACTGTCAGAAAAATGAGTTGTATGCTCAATGTTGAAAAGAAGCTCGATTTCCTTCAAGTTTTTCTGTTCTCCCATCTGTTCAAATCCTCCTTTTGTTTCGGTTAGATTATATCCCCAACAAAACATTTTGAGGCTACGTTGTAGAAAAACTTTTCCTTACTCTAAAAACTATGTCTTCCTTTTCCTTATGATCAGGCTGCGGCGGGGAACGGAAACGCCTCTACTCCAGTTTTCGTATGTCGAGACATTTCCATCGCTGGCTCGGCGCGTCTTCTTCCAGAGTCACTTCCACCCAGGTCCTGAGTTTTGCGCCGAAGGAGTTCTCGGCGTCCACGTATGTCTTTACCTTCCAGGTTGTGAGGTCGATTCTTTGAACGCTGTCATAATTGAAGGGGGCGAAGTCGGCTGTGGAGGGGGCCTTGAGGAGATCCTCTATCATGACCTGAGCCATGGAAAAGGCTTCGATAGGTTTATCTCTTTCCTGCTTGCGCACTTTTTCGGCCGGCGTTTCCGGAGGAGAAGAAAACAGAGACACCAACACGAATAGAATTATCCCGATGAACATCCCTATGGAAATAGTTGTGGTGATCAGGTCCGTCGGTTTTTCGATTTTCCTTCCGCAATGAGGACACGCCTTCAGGCTGCCAGATACATCCCGTCCGCAGTCCGGGCATTTCAGAACTGCCATCAGTATCCCTCCTCAAGTTTTCACATCAATTCGAGATAGAGTTTTTGTACCCTGTCGATTGCCTGCACCTGTTTCTTGGTTATAGGGAAAGTATAAACGACCTTTTTCCCAGTGAACCGCTTTACGGTGAGTTCAACCGTAGCCTTTCCAAGATTGTCTTCATGCAGGATAAGCCAAATAAGGTGCTGTAGGTATTCTCCGTCCACGTCCAGGACGTGGTACATTTTATTTTTCGAAAAATCGGTCCGGTATTCGATCGGTAAAAAGGGGACATTCCTTCTGAGGGTGGCGTTGATTTCCGCTTTTTCAAAGGTGCTCCCTTCTTCAAACTGGGCGCCGATGACGATCCTGCTGAGATGTTTCCCACCCTGTTCTCTGAGGTAAATGTAGCACATGTTGTTGTGCAGCCCCCTGGGGGTGGTTTTGTCATAAATACACTTCGCTCCGCTGGAATCATGGGATATCCTCATTTGTTTCATGAGCTGCCCGGCCTGGCTGCCGGCAGCCACTGTCGTCAGAGCGAATAATAGCACAACAGACACCGCAAGGCGCTTCATAAGGATTCCCCCCTCATTAAGCAATAGCTTCCTCTTCCTCGTCTTCCTCAGAACTGATTAGGGCTGCAGTCTGGACATGGTTTACAATGCTCCACTGTTTATTCAGCCAGGCTTCTTTTATCTCCGGGCTTTCGGTGATTGCCTTCTCGATTGCCAGGCTTTCCCTGTATTCCCGAGCCTCGGCCGCGATCGTCCACTTTGCGATCACGCCGGCCTTTTCAATTTCCGAGCGGATCTCCTGGAGCGGCGCCCGGAAAAATTCTTTCCGGTAATTCACCTTGTTCATCTGGGCCAGAGCAAAGGTTTTGTGGAGACTTGCTTCAAGGGCCGGAGCATCGTCGCTCCAGATCATCGCATGGACATCAAAGGCAAAGGGAACGCTGGCATCGCCAAGCTCACGGACCCTGTCCAGAGGTTCAAGCCTCCTGGTCATGCCTATTTTATAAACGTCGTCACCAAAGGAGCCAACGTTTGAAATGATGTACACGTGCCCGCTTTTTGTCTGCTGTGCCATGGAAAGGGCCCGCTGGTTCTTCTCTTCCGCCTCTTTCAATTTCTGCTCCATTTCGGCCAGCTGCTGCTCGTACATAGCTTTCTGATCTTCGCTCGCCTGTTCATACTTGCCGCGGATCTTCTCCATGGCCTTCTGGAGGAGTTCCTCTTCTTTTTGGGCATCCCGGATGGCCCGTTCTATTTCCCTCCTGGCTTTTTCTTCCTCCCGGATTCGCTCCTTAATAACCCGCTGTTCTTCCCGATCTCGTTCCTTCATCTCCTGGAGGACTACGGCGAGCCGGAGTTCTTCCACTCTGGAATCACGGTATTCTTCGGTCACACGGGCGTTTCTGAAGGCCTTGCCGTTCATGTTGACCAGAATGAAGGCATCCATGATCTCCTGGCGCAGCTTCCCGAAGTTATCTTTTTTGACCCTGGTGAGAATGGAATCCACTTTGCCATTGAAGGCGTCGGTGACGAAATTGACGGCGGTCACTCTACGGACGGTTTCCGCGTAATCACAAACTGCCGTTTTCATTTCCTTGACCATCTTGTGGTGTTTTGCCCGAAGGTCTTTCAGATCCTGGGCGGCGGCAGTGTAGCCGTATTCCTCGGCGAGGTCATCCAGGAGATTTCTGGACGGAACAATATATTCGTTTCCATATCCCTCTACTGTGTTTTTGATCGCTGTCAGGGCTCTTTCGTAGAGCTTCAGGTTTTCCCGAACATCGTAGGCCTCGCCGGCGATTTTCTTCGCCTCTGCTTCAGCTTTTTCGATGATCTTCTGGGCCTGGCGCTTCGCCATTTCGATTCTGGATTCCGAGTCCGCCCGTATGTTCGCGAGGTTATCCGCGGCCTGCTTCCTCTTTTCTTCAATCTCCAGTCTTGTCAGCTCGATCGATTCCGCAGTTTCACGCTTCATGCGCTCGCATTCGAAGCTGGCATCGTCAAGAATTTCCCGGGCCTTCTCTTCGGCATCAACGACGCCTTCATACCTGGACAATGCCTCAACGTGCTTTTTGAGCCTGGCGGCTTCTTCTTCGACTGCAGATGTGCGACGTTTTTGGGTGAAATAGAGGAGAGCGAAAAGAATGGCGGGGACGCTAAGAAAAATCCAAAACACTATTGAACCCATAAGACAAACCTCCTGTAAATGAGATTTATATGCGCTATGGGGGCCTTCTCCCCTATGGCATCAAACTCTTTACTACAGGAGCCGGGAGAAAAACTACAATACCGGTTTCGGGTCCAGCTGTCGGATGATTTTGATGACCCGTCCGTAGACCAGGAAAAAGGACCGCTCCCCGATGAGGATATCGTCATAGTTTTTGTTGAGTGAGCGGAGGCGAACGCCACCGTCAGGCCCCCGCACGATCCCCTTCACCAGGAGGCGTCCGTCCAGGCAGACCACCACGACGTTGCCGGATACCCAATCGCTGGATTTCCTGAATATCACCAGGTCGCCGTCGTGGATCTGGGGCTCCATGGAATTGCCCTCCACATATATGGAGAGCAGTCCGTTGTCGCTGTAGAGGGCGGCGATCTTTCCGTCGAAGAGGGGGAAGTCGTCGATCTTCTCCCAGATGACTTCCTCGCAGCAGTTGCCGGGGCCGGCGCTCACCTTGACCTCCGGCGAGATGACGGGTATCCAGGTCAGGCTGTCGAGGGGAAGTATTTTGCCGTTTGAAGGCTCAGGAGATATGAAGGTCACCGGTCCTTCCAGCAGAGATTTCGCTTTAGCTGGTCCCACCAATTCATCAAGAGTAATCTCAAACACTGTGGCAAGGGCAATCAAGTTGTCTTTGGTTGGCTGGTTCTTATCTCTCTCCCACGTGGATATAGTAGGTCGCTCAACCTTCAGACGATCAGCAAGCCCCTCTTGCGTGAGCCCAAGTCTTTTTCTGTTTTCCCTGATGGCCTTACCTAGAGACATAAAAGTTCTCCTTCTCTTGGATGTAAGGAAATCATTACACCATGAAAGCGGGAAGTCCATAAGAAGAATCATTCATCTTTTGTAAGATGCTCTTGACAGATGTAAGAAGTGTGTTAGTATGTATTAAAGTTCATACATGATTGGGGGTGATGAAGTGTCAACCGGAGCTTTCATATTGCAAAAAAGGACAGAACTGGGGCTTTCTCAGGAAGAACTTGCTGAAAGGTTGTGTGTATCAAGACCCACAATTTCAACGTGGGAAACTGACAAATTTTTGCCAGGTACTTCTTACATAAAAGCAATGGCATCTCTTTTCCACTGCACCACAGACGAACTGCTAAACCCTCCAGTGACCTCCGGGTCGAGGCCAAGCGCGTAAGCACAGGACCTCGTTACGTCAAGTTAGTAGTTGAAGGCGATTCGGAGGCCATACGTGAACTGCTGGGGATTGTTCCTTGAAAGCCGAATAGAGGAGGGCGCGTAACGGAAACCGGTTCCGGCATCGTGTTTTTATGTCCGGACGGTCCGGGGAAAGGAAGGAGGATCTGACGTGATACGGAACATGCTGGATGTGGAGGAGGCGGCGGCGTATACCGGAATGTCGAAGTCGTTCCTGAATCAGGCCCGGTGCGAAGGCCCCATAGGAAACCGGACGCCGGGGCCGCGGTGGCGGAAGGTGGGGCGGCGGGTGCTGTACAAGCTGCAGGACCTGGACGAATGGCTCGATTCGTTTCTGGTGGAGCGGGCGCAATGACGGCGCTGCTGGTCTGCCTGGCGCGGTCGGGATCGGTCCGGGGGCCCTTCAGACGGAGGTGGAGATATGTTTCAGTGCACGGACTGCGAGCATTACAAGAATTCCTTCGATACTGACAGGCACAGGAAATGTCCTGCCACGGGACAGCGGCACTGGCCGGGGGACGACGCAGACGAGTGTCCTCACCTGCTGACCAGGGTCGGGGAGGAGCGTGTGGCCTGCTGATGGCGGGGAAAAAATCCTCCGAGCGGCTGCGGCTTGAGCGGGACCGGTCCAGGGTTGAAACTCTGCGCAGCAACGGGACTACCTTCCTGGAGATCGGGAAGGCTTACGGCATTAGTCACAGCCTGGTGGCGAAGATCTTTCTGGAATGGGGATACGAGCCGGCCTACAAGCACAGCGGACCGAAGCCTCCGGCGAAGATCCCTGCCTTCCGGCGGGGGGCGAAGTACCGGATCGACGGCAGAACGCTTTTTTACCTGGAGGCGGTCAGGTGCAGCAGCGGTCCTCTCCATCGCTTCCGCTCGCCGGCGGGATGGGAGGAGACGTTTATCCCGGCCCAGCTCATGGGCGTCGAGGTCCGGGAACTGTGAAAGGGGGATTGAGATGGCTGCTGATTTCGACATTCCCGGGCTGCCTGCGCTGCGGCTTGAACTTTCGGCAGCGAAGAAGGGGAGATCGAACAGGACCTCCTGCGCACTGGAGCCGCTGGTCCGGGAGATTTACACCGATATTCGGGAGTACCGGATAGCCGGGCGGGGGTGGGGGAAGCTGGCAATTATGATCCGCAAGTCGACTGGGGTTTCATGCTCTCCGCGGTCGGTACGGGAGACCTTCCAGCGGATTGACCTGGAATGGGAGAAGGCGACGGGGGTCGCCGCACTGGAACATCTCCAGAAGAAGGGAAGGAGGAAACGGCATGAAGTGGCTGCGACGGAGGAATAAATGGGTTCGGGTCGCGCTGATCGGCGTGGTGCTGGCAGCGCAGCTTCCGTTCATGGCGAGGTTCGTTCCGGCCTACGGACTGTCCAGGGTTCTGCGGGAGTGCCGGGCGGGGATCTTCTGCGCCCTTCGCGAGGTCCTCTCATGAACATGCCCCAGGCCTTCATGGCGTCGTTCCTGGTGGGCTGCCTGATCGCCTGGCTGGCGGACAGGGCGGTGAAGCGCGATGGATGAGGAGCTGAAGCTCTTCCTCGACGAAGGTGCACGGCTGGATTTCCGGACACGGTACGAGATGGAGGGGGACGACTGATGGGGATCAGGCTCCAGGGCATCAACAGGGCGATTATCGAATCTTTCGAGCGCACCAGTGACACGGCAAAGGGCATGCTGGAGGACCTGGACAGGATTTCCGAAGCGGCGGACCACGTCTGCAGGCTGGAAGAGAACAACACGAGGCGGATTCGGATTTCCATCGGCGCGGGCTGCGACAGCCACGCTTTCGCCTGTGACGGCGAGTTCCTGGGTGAATTTCATGAGGCGCTCACGGGGCTGTACCTCAGGAAACAGAGGGAACTGGAAGGTTTCGAATGGGAGATACCCCTCGTCGTGGAGGGGATGGACGGAAAGCTCGAGAGGGGGGCCGGCGATGACCAGATCGATCTCGACATTTACTGAGCGGCCGGCTGCCGGAATGAACATCGCCCCCCTTGCGGGAGGCGAGTCGGAAAGTGATGCTTCCGGGCGCGGCAACGCCCTGAAAAGAGTATAGCAGATGTTGCAGTACGCCATTCTTTGCATCGCCATCGGGGCCGCGGCGGGGTTTTCCCTCTGCGCCCTGATGGTGGTGATCCGGATTGACAGGAGGGGTCGGCGATGACCGAGAAAGCATCCCATGAGCAGCAGATCCTGGAGTATATGAAGGCGGGCAAGGCCATCACCCCGATAGAGGCGCTGCGGATGTTCGGGTGTTTCCGCCTGGGGGCCCGCATTTACGACCTGAAGCGCCGCGGGGCTCCGGTGAGCCGGCGGCTGGTGACCGCCCCCAACGGCAAGCGGTACGCGGAGTATTTCCTGGGGGACGGAAGATGAAGACGGAACCGAGGCGCATGAAGCGGGTGTATGTGGCCCATCCCCTGAGGGGGAACCGACCCGACGACCTGATGAGCATCACGGACAATCAGAACCGTGTCCGGAAGATCTGTCAGGAGATCGCGAAGAATGAGCGGGACGTGATGATCCTGAGTCCGATCCACGCGTTCTCTTTTTTCCCGGTGCAGGGGGACCAGAAGCGGCCCCTCGCCATGTGCCGGGAGCTGCTGGCCATGGCGGACGAGGTGCGCTTTTACGGAGACTGGGAGCGGTCGGAGGGCTGCAGGATGGAATTTGAGTTCGCCATGAGCCGGAATATCCCGGTCAATTTCCCGGAGTCGGGAAGCTGATTCCTTCCTGAAAGGAGAGAGACCGAATGAGAGGGTTCAATAAGGTGATCCTGTTGGGGAACCTCGCCAGAGACCCGAATATTTCCTATACCTACGACAAGAGGGCGATGGCACGGTTTACGGTGGCATGCAACGACACCTGGCGCGGCCGGGACGGCGAGACCCAGGAGGTATGCGATTTTGTTCCGGTGCAGGTGTGGGGACGGCTGGCGGAGTGGTGCGGCCAGTATCTCCACAAGGGGACGGGCGTCCTGGTGGAGGGGAAGGTGAAGACGGGCTCCTATGAAGCCCGGGACGGCTCGGGCAAGAAGTACACCTTCGACATCCAGGCCAGGGAAATAACCCTGGTGGGTGGGAAGCGCCCCGATCGGCCCGGCGCCCAGGAGCGGGATGACGAATACGGATCTCCGGTGAGCCTTCCCCCCGAGGGGGAATCCGAGGCCCCGGATATGCCTGTACCTTTTTAGGAGGAGACCATGGACGATATCAGGGTTGTTCTTGACTCGGCGGAGTTCATGCCGATTCGCAGCCACGCCGGGGACGCCGGCGCGGATCTCAGGAGCACGGTGGACGCGGATATCCATCCCGGGGAGACGGTGCTGATCGACACGGGGGTTTCCATTGCGATCCCCTTCGGGTACGTGGGGAAGGTCTTTGCGAGGTCGGGGATCGCCACGCGGCACGGGATACGGCCGGCAAACTGCGTGGGTATCATCGACTGCCAGTACCGCGGGAAGGTCGCTGTTCCCCTGCGGAACGACTCGGCGGAGACCTATCACGTGAAACGGTTCGACAAAGTCGCCCAGCTCCTGATCGAGCGGGTGGAGCTGCCCGGTTTTCTGGCGGTGGAGAGCCTGACCTCTACCGCGCGGGGTGAAGGCGGCTTCGGCAGCACGGGAAGCTGAGGGAATCTGATGAAGGTCCAGGAACAGCAGGCCCCCGTGATCTCCTGGGAAAAGGATCTCCCGGTAAGCTGCAAGACCTGCGGCGAGTTCCGGTATGTGTCCGCTCTGGCTTATGCGGCCCATGCGGACAAGCGGGAAATCGAACGGCTCATCGGGCAGATCGAGGCCCTGAAGCTCCATATCGGCACCTTCCAGGAGATCGTCCGCGGGATGTGCGGCGAACACAGGACCAGGCTCCAGGCGTCGCTGGACGAAATCCGCAGGACGGCGGGAATGGGGGGAAGGCGATGATAGACCTTTCAGTGCTGCGAAATCGGATCGACGACCTTGAGAAAACGGTCTCCGAAAAGGAACAGGAGAGCATGGACATGAAGCGGAGGATTGCCGCCCTGGAGATATGGATTCCCGGGCGCCGAACACCCGAGAAATCCTCGGCAGTTGACACTGTCCAGAAAACCTTAAAAGTTGCCCTGGGCAAAATCCACGAGCGGACGCTCACATTTGACGCGCGGTTCGACGATGCCACTGAGGTCGTCACATGGGTTTTCGGGGTGGCTACGGAAGCGCTTCGTTCCGCCAATGAATGCAGCGGGGAGACGGAGGAATGAACGGAAAAAACATCAATGCCCTTTTCAAAGGCAAACCTCTTCTGTGCCCGTTCTGCGGCGTGAAGCTCAACTTCTACCATTGCGCCATGGTTCCACGTGAATGGACGGAGGAGCTGTATAGCTACCCGGAGGATATCAAGTTGAAATGCAGGGTTTGCCAGGTGGAGATTGACGTCCCGAACAGTTTTAGCAACGAGATCCAGTTTGTTGAGGAGGTGCCGGAATGAAATACACCCTCGATGAGGTGACGGAAAAGCTCGAGCGCGCTTGCAGACGAATCGATGAGCTGCAGGAAAAAAACCTGCGGCTTGCTGAAAAGAACAATTCTCTTATCAAAGACTCGATCAAGGCTCAGGAAATATTGACCAGTCAGTCAGTCGCTGATGAAGAGCGGGACGACCTTGAGCGGCGCCTGCAGAATGCGGAACTCTTCATTGAGCTCATGAAGGACGAACGGCAACGGGCGAACGAAAAATACGAGGCCCTGTACCGGCATTACAAACTTGGGAACGATCTGTATCTGGCGGAAAACTTGAGGGCGGAGAAGCTGCAGGCGGCGCTCCTCAACATCGCGGACAATGCGGCCCATTGGGACACGGGTTGCGGCCCTGACACAAGTGCGTTCGGGTGGATTCATGACACAGCCGAAGCCGCCCTAAGCTCAATTAATAACCAATCCGCTAGCCAGCCCGAGATCCCCGCGGAGGCCGATGGGGACGAGGATAGTGTAATTGATGATTTGACGCGGCAGACTCTGCGCATGGCAATTGATGACATGAAACAGACTCTAAAGGACTGCCATCATGTCAGCAAAGAGTGGGCCGACATGATACGGCAGGTAATTAGGTTGTGGGAGAAGAAGTTGGAGGAGGCGGAGGAATGATCACCTATCCGGCCATGAATAGCGAAATCGTCCGGCTGCTGCGGATCTCCGACGATGCGGACAAGCGCTATGCCGCCCTTCGCATCGAGGAGCTGGAGCGGGAGGTTGAGGAATACAGGCGCCTCTTCGACCTCAACGAAAGGGCAGACAAATCAGCTTCGGAGATATGGCGCAGGGCGACGGGCAAGGAAGGGACCTGGCCAGACAGGACCAATCTGCTGGTGTACCTGATGGACCAGATCGGCCGCCTGGAGAAGCAAAAGAGCGAACAGATCCTCCTGAACGGCAGGCTGCTGAAACGAATCGGGGACCTGAAATCCCGGATCGACCAGCTCGTTCCGGAGTCAGAAAAATGAACGTGATTTTCGACGACCAGCGCGATTTCTGGTGGGCCTGCGTGGACATCTCCGTCCTGCGGGACCGGGAACTGACGCCCATCGACAAGGCGGTATATGCCGTGCTGTGCACCTTCGCCGCCATCGAGGGGCGCCTGTGCTATCCCTCCATCGCCAGGCTCGCCCAGGATACGGGCTGCTCCGAGAGATCGGTCCAGACAGCCCTCCGCCGCCTTGAGGAAAAGGGGTTTCTGGTCCGGGAATCGCGATACAAGGACCGGCGCCAGGTTTCCAGCCAGTACAGGCTCGTCGGCCACAGGAGGGGTGCACCTGGTGCGGGGGGGAGGGTGCAGGAGGTGCACCCCGGGGGTGCAGGAGGTGCACCCAGAACTAGAACCAATGAACTAGAACCAGAAGATCAAAATCTTTACTCTCCTTCGGAGAGCGAGGTTCCCTCGCCGGAGACAGGCGAGGAAAGCGAACCCGAAAAACCGCAGCAGGCCCCAGTGGAAGCGGCTTCCGAACGGGGCACTCCGGAAATCGACCTTTCCGGCGTGCCCATGGCCATGCGGTCGACGGTGGAGCTCTTCCTGCTGAAGACCGGCCGCCGTTGGGTGTCGTCGGACGAGCTGCTGGCACTCCGGCAGCTGGACAGGTATCACGTTCCCAGCCGAATCCAGACGGAGGTCGGGAAGGCCGTGGCCAGGTATGCGAAGAACGGGAAACCCTTGTCGTCGCTGACCCTTGAGTATATCTGGGAGAGCCTTCAGCACCAGAGGAGCAAACCGGAACAGCGGGCCGCCCAGGTGAAGCGGATGACAGATCCACGGGAGAAACAGCGCCTCGAGGACCTCGAGGAGTGGGAGAAACAGCAGCAGGAAGAGCTGCTGGCCAAATATGGAGGAACATCATGAAGGCTCTGGCGGAGACGGATATTCTTCAGCGGCTGTCTACATGGAGGCCGGCGGATATGCAGGGAAGGGCCCTTGCCTACGTGAGGGACCTGTACGGTGATCCGGAAATCGGGATCTCCCAGCTGATCGGCGCACCCCTTGATTTCCTGAAAGCCAGCGATCAGGAGCAGTGCCTCGAGCACTGCCCTGGAAGAGACAGCTGCCCGGACAGGGGAATCCGATGGTCCGTGTCCATGGAGGATCTGAACGGTCGGCGGGTGTTCCTGGTCAGGGCGGGGAAGTGCCGGCCGCGGCAGGATGCCGAGCGGCAGCGGAAGGCGGAGATCCTGGTGTCGGCGTCCCGCATTCCCGAGGGGATGAGGCGCTGCACGTTCGAGACATTTGTCACCGCGGGCATGGACCCGGCGGTCCGGACGGCCAAGGGGCTGGCTATGGCGTGCGTGGAGGACGGAAGCTCCCTGGTCCTCGGAGGGGGAACCGGCGTGGGGAAAACGCACCTGGCGGTCGCCATGGTGCAGGAACTCGTTTCCAGGGGGAAATGCGCCATCTTCGTCCCGACGGTGGACCTGCTCGACGAGGTCCGCGCCGGCTACGAATCGGGGAAAGCCGACCAGATCCAGAGAGGCGCCAGGGAAGCGGACTGCCTGGTGCTCGACGACCTGGGAGCACAGCGGACTACGGACTGGGTTGCCGAACGGCTGTTTGCGCTGCTGGATGACCGCTACCGGAACGGACGCCAGACCGTCATCACAACCAACGCCATCAGCATGAAGGATCTGTCCGAGGGGCTCGGCGACAGGGGGGCCCGCATCACATCCCGGCTGTCGGAGTCAGCCCAGGCTCTGTTTATCAAGGCCCGGGATTACCGCACCAGGAAGAACACCCAGACAAAAATTCCGGCCGAGTAGGCCGCAGGGGAGGGATACCATGGCGGCATCTGAAGAGCTGTTTATCCGCGGGGCGGAACTGGAGAACAAACTGGCCGGCCTCAGGAAAATGCTCAAGTCGGCCGTGCGGGGCACGTGGGAGTATCGGCAGGTCGAGCGGCGCCTGGAAGAAGCGGAGCGTGAATACGGGCCGGTCCTCCGGGAGATCGAGGAAGCCCAGGGGCAGATCCCCCTGTTTGAGGATTGAAATGGATCAGCCCCTTTTCGATTACGTCGAACAGTGCCTGACGGAATACCACGAGAACCTGGCCATCCTCAGGGAGCGGCGGGCCGAGCGGGAAAGGCTGCCACTGTTTTCGGACCCCTCAGGCGAGCGGGTCCAGGGAGGGGAAACTCCCGATCCGGTGGGGATTCAGTTCCTGAGACTGGAGAAGCTCGACAGGGATATCTCAGTCCTGGAAGGAAGAACAGCCCCGATTACCCACGGGCTGGCGGTCATCGGGCAGCGGCCGCAATACGCGCCGATCCTGTCCAGGTATTTCGAGGGGCGGGGCTGGAAGGAGATCGGGGCTCAGCTCCGGTGTTCCCGGAGCAAGGTATATAAGCTGCGGCTGAACCTGGTGCGGATTTTCGGGAAACTAATGGTCAACAGCTGGCGGGCGGAGCGAGGTCCCAGGTGATGCGGTTCGAACAGCCGTTCTACATTTCTGATCATGCGGTCTGGCGGTTCCGCCAGAGGGTGTCGAAGATTCCACGGGATGCGGTGCGGTCGGTGATCCAGGCGGCGCTGCAGCCGGAGAACCGGTGCCTGGTCGGAGTGGCGGTCAGCAGGGAACAGGTGAAGATGCCGGTGTACTCCGGACGGTTCGAGGCCCAGGAGTTCTATATTCCGGTGATCTGGAAGAAGCACAGCTGGCCGGCGGTGGCGACGATCCTGAGGCCGGGGATGGCGATCCGGTGGGTGAGGTAGGGAGGCTTCGGCCTCCCCCTTTTTTTACAGGCAGATCCTGCGGTATACATCGTCCATGTCGTCCTGGAGGATTCCGATGTACCGGAGGGTCTGGTCCTGGGAGGAATGGTTCAGGATCTTCTGCAGAAAGGAGAGATCCACTCCGCCCTTGTAGGCCCAATATCCGAAGGTTTTCCTCATGGTGTGCGTCCCGATGTTTGATATCCCGGCGGTCTTCGCTGCCTGCCTCAAAATCCTGTACGCCTGCTCCCTCGAGATGGGGCGCCCTTCCCCTTTCCGGGACTTGAACAGCGGGCGTTCCATGTCCAGATCTTTGAACGTCCCCACGTACAGCCTGAGGGCGGCGCGGGCCGAGGTGTTCAACGGGAAGCTTTTGGCTTTCCGCGTCTTCCGCTCCCTCAGTACGATCCTTTCCCGGATTTGCGTCCTCTTTTTATCCTGGTCGATCACGTCACCAAGAGACAGGCTGAGCAGGTCAGAGATTCTCAGGCCGCTGTTTATTCCCAGGACGAACATGGCGTAATCCCTTGGCTTGCGCTTGAGCAGCGCCTTTACTGCTTCCAGGTCGCTCTTTTTGCGGATGGGTTCGACGGCTTCCATGTTATCCACACCTCCAAATCTGCAATATCCCTTCATGATTCGTTAAGAAAAAGAGTTTCCGGGATTTTGTCCCCGGGGACCCCCATGGAAAAGCCCGGGGCCGCATTGTCCCCGACAGGTTTTTCCTTCATCCAGTCTCAACGTCACAGAACACCGTTGAAGTGTATTCACTATATGCACGACCCTGGCGGGGAATCAATAGATAGTTGACTAGTCAAACACTTTTGGAAACAAAAACGGACAAAAAAAACACATTTTGGAAACACTTTCACGGTTTCAACCCTGCTACAATGTAGCCGTCAAAAAAATATCGACAGGCCGGAAAGGGATCAATTCCCCTTCCGGCTTTTTTGTTGGGGGAATTTCCATGCCGAGGAAAGCGGGGGAGAAATGGCTGCGCCTCGAGGAGGGGAAGAAGCGCCAGGCTCGCCTCGAGGATCAGCGGCGATACAACAGGACCAGGCCGGAGCGTCACGAGTTCTACTGGTCGGCGAAGTGGCGCCGGCTCCGCGACTGGTACCGCGCCCGTCATCCCCTCTGCGAGGAGTGCGGGAAGCGGGGACTGACGGTCCAGGCCGACCTTGTGGACCACATCGTCTCCATCGAGGAAGGCGGAGACCCGATGGCAGCATCAAACCTCCGGTCTCTCTGTCATTCGTGCCACAACAAGCGCCACGGAGGCAGCGGGGGAGGGGTGGGGCAAAATCTCTGAAATCGGCCGTATTTTGCAACGGCTGCGAGGGGTCGCGCGCGCGTTCGCGAAATTGCCCGGCCCGAAAATTGTGAGCAATTGAAACGGAGGTGAGACCATGCGCGGGCGGAAGCCCAAGCCGACAGCATTAAAGATTCTTGAGGGTAACCCGGGGAAGCGCCCCCTTCCGAAGTACGAGCCGAAGCCCAGGGGTGTGCCCAAGTGCCCCCCATTCCTGGAGAAGGCTGCGAAGAAGGAGTGGCGCCGGATCGTGAAGGAGCTGTCCCAGATCGAGGGGATGCTCACGGCGGTGGACCAGACGGCGCTGGCCGCCTACTGCCAGGCCTATGCCCGATGGATGGAGGCCGAAAAGGTCCTGAGCGAACACGGCACGACCTACCAGGCGGAGACGAAATACGGGTTCCAGCTGATGGCCCGCCCGGAGGTGGCCATCTCTCGGACGGCCCTGCAGCAGGTCCGGGCGTTTTGTTCCGAGTTCGGCCTGACCCCGAGCTCCAGGGGGAGGATGTCCCTGAAGCCGGAAAAAGAGGGCGATGAATTCGAGGATGATTTTTCGTGAAGCGGATGTTCCCGGGCTGGATGGCGGGTTCTACCAGGGGGGATGTGTGTTTCGATCCCGGGAAGATCCTGCTGACGGTCCAGGACGAGAAGGCCATCGACGAGGGGTGCTATTTCGAGATCCCCGCGGCGGAGCGGGTGATCAGATTTTTCGAGAAGTACCTGCGGCATTCGAAGGGCAAATGGGGCGGCAAGCCGTTCCGGCTGCTCGACTGGCAAAAATACGAACTGCTCGGCCCCCTGTTCGGCTGGAAGCGGCCCGACGGAACGAGGCGCTTCCGGATCGGCTACATCGAGATCCCGAAGAAGAACGGGAAATCTACCATCAGCTCGGGGATCACCCTGTACCTGCTCATGGCGGACGGAGAGCCCGGTGCCGAGGTGTACTCGGCGGCTGCGGACCGTGACCAGGCATCGATCATCTTCAACGAGTCGAAGCACATGGTGCAGAAGTCGAAGGCGCTTTCACGGCGGCTGCGGGTCGTGGACTCCAGGAAGACCATCGTCTTCCCGGCGACCGAGTCGGTGTACCGGGCTCTCTCGGCGGACGTGCCGACGAAGGAAGGGCTGAACATCCACGGCCTGGTGTTCGACGAGCTCCACGCCCAGAAGAGCCGGACCCTCTGGGATACCCTCCGCTACGGAGGCGCGGCCCGGACTCAACCGCTGCTGCTCTCCATCACGACGGCGGGCTTTGATCGCCAGTCAATCTGCTGGGAGCAGCACGAATACGCCCGGAAGGTTCTGAAGGGGACGGTCCAGGATACGGCCTTTTTCGCCCTGGTCTACTCCACGAACTGGGAGGAAGCGGAGAGCCGGAACGCGACGGCGGAGGAGATCCCCTGGACGGACAGGCGGGCCTGGTTCATGGCGAATCCGTCCCTGGGGGCGACCATCTCGGAGGACGATTTTTCCAGGGAGGTCCAGGAGGCCATGGAGAGCCCGGCGAAGCAGAACACCTTCAAGCGCTACCGGCTCAACATCTGGACACGGAGCGAAACGCGGTGGATTCCTCCGGAGGTGTGGAACCGATGCGCCGGCGGGGTGCTGGTGGAGGGGCTGAAGGGACGGAAGGCCTTCGGGGGCCTCGACCTTTCCAGCACCACGGACCTGACGTCGTTTTCCCTGGTGTTTGAGCCTGACGGCGACGGGGTGGCGGACGTGCTGTCCCTTTCCTGGTGCCCGGAGGACACCCTGGGGCAGCGGGTCAGGACCGACAGGGTGCCCTATGACCTGTGGGCGGAACAGGGCTATCTGATCCCCACCCCGGGAAATGTGGTGGATTACGACTTCATCCTGGAAAAGATCTGTTCTCTCCGGGACGAGCACAACATCCGCCTGGTGGGGTTTGACCGGTGGGGCGCCGCGCAGATCACGGCCAAGCTCGAGGAGAGGGGAATCGACGTGGTCCCCGTGGGGCAGGGCTTCAGGGACATGAGCCCGGCGACAAAGGAGTTCGAGCGGATGGTCCTGTCCAGGAAAATCCGGCACGGCGGGAATCCGCTGCTTGCCTGGGCCATGGACAACGTGGTGATCGTTTCGGACCCCGCGGAGAACATCAAGCCGAGCAAGGAGAAGAGCACGGAGCGGATCGACCCGGCCGTCTCGGTGGTGATCGCCATGGCCGCCATGGCGAAGGAGGCAGAGCACGCGAAGCCGGACAGCGTGTATCTCACGCGGGGGCTGGCCGCCTTGTGAAGCCCCGGGAAAGGAGGTGAGACGGTGCGGATAAAGATTCCCTTTACGGGAAGATCCATCGAGCTCCGGTTCAAGCTGAGCGAAGACCCGGAGAAGTGGTTCGTGGACATGACGGGGCCGCGGTCGAGCTCCGGCATCGCGGTGAACGAGGAATCCGCCCTGAGGTTCGGGGCTGTCTTCGCCTGCGTCAGGGTGCTGGCCGAAAGCGTGGCCCAGATCCCGCTGAAGGTGTACGAGCGGCTGCCGAACGGGGGAAAGGCCGAGGTTTCTGACCATCAGCTGTACGCGCTGCTTCATTCCAGGCCGAACGAGGAGATGACGTCCTTCACCTGGCGGGAGACGTCGGTGGGGCATCTGGCGACCCACGGGAATTCCTACAGCCTGCTGGAGCACTCCGGGGACGGCCGTGTCCGGAGCATCTACCCGCTGCGGCCGGACAGGGTGATTCCGAAGAGGAGCCCCATTTCGGGAAAGATCGTCTACGACATCACGGACGAGAACGGTAGGCGGCAGGTGTACCACCGGGAACAGATCCTGCACGTTCCCGGCCTGGGATACGACGGCCTCATGGGCTACTCGCCCATACGGATGGCGGCGGAGTCCATCGGGATGGGGATGGCTGCGGCCCAGTACAGCGGGAAGTTCTTCGCCAACGGCGCCATGCCGGGAGGGGTCCTGGAACATCCGGCAGCCCTGGGCAAGGACGCCCTGAAGGCTCTCCGGGAGTCGTGGGAGGAGATCCACAAGGGAGGGGACAACGCCCACAAGATCGCCATCCTCGAGGAGGGCATGAAATACACCCAGATTTCCATCAAGCCAGAGGAGGCGCAGCTGCTGGAGACCCTGAAGTTCTCGAGGTCGGAGATCGCCGGGATCTACAGGGTGCCGGCCCACATGATCAACGACCTGGAGCGGGCCACCTTCAGCAACGTGGAGCAGCTCTCCCTGGAGTTCGTGAAGTTCAGCCTGTCCCCGTGGCTGTCGCGGATGGAACAGGCCATGAACTGGCGGCTGTTCCTGCCATCGGAGCGGGGACGGTACTTCTGCGAGTTCGTCCTGGACGGGCTGCTCCGGGGCGACTACAAGAGCAGGAACGAGGGGCACCAGATCGCCATCTCCGGCGGCTGGAAGAGCATCAACGAGGTCCGCGCCGAGGAGAACCTGCCACCGGTGGAGGGGGGAGAATCCCACTTCATGCAGGGGGCCATGACCACGGTGGAACGGATCGTGTCCGGCGAGGGGCCGGGGAAAGGAGGTGACGACGAGAGTGCCTAAGGATATTGAGAGGCGCGCGTTTCCAGGGGAGTTCCGGGTGATCGGGGGCGAGAAGCCCAGGATCGTGGGATACGCGGCGAAATTCAACACGGTGTCGGAAGAGCTGTACGGCTTTCGGGAGGTGATCGCACCGGGGGCGTTCTCAGCGGCTCTGCAGGACGATGTGCGGGGACTGTTCAACCATGACCCGAACATCGTTCTGGGACGCAGCACGGCTGGAACCCTCCTCCTGGAGGAGGACGACGTGGGGCTGCGGTACGAGATTGTGCCGCCTGATACGCAGTTTGCCCGGGACCTGATGGAGAGCTTGAGGCGGGGGGATATCACCCAGAGCAGCTTCGCGTTTTCCATGAGGGGCGGCACGGAGCAGTGGGAGGAAAAGACGGATGGGACGGTGATCCGGACGCTGGTCAGGGTGGGGGCGCTTTTCGACGTGTCGCCGGTGACATACCCGGCGTACCAGGATACGGAGTCGGGGGTGCGGTCGGCAAAACAGGTTTTTGATGAACACAGGGAAGAGCGGGAAAAGGCGAGTCCGGAGGCGAAGGCCCCGGACTTTTTTTATGAGCGGGCCAGGCTGGCCCTGATTGAGATGGAATAGGAGGGCGACGATGGACAAAATTCTTGAGATGCGCGCACAGAGGGCGAGGCTGGCGAACGAGGCACGGGCCCTGATCGACAGGGCCGAGGCCGAAAAGCGGGAGATGTCCGCGGAGGAGCGCGGACAGTGGGAGAAGATCATGGCGGCCGCCGAAAAACTGAAGGCGGATATCGACCTGGCGGAGCGCCAGGCTGCCCTGGAGCTCGAGGTGCGGGACGAACCCAAGCCCAGGCAGGAGACCAGGACTCCCGGCGAGCGGAAGCTCGACGCGTTCCGGCGCTTCCTGACCACCGGCGCCCGGGAGGAGTACCGCGCCCTGGCGAATGACAGCGATGCCGCGGGCGGGTATCTGCACGCCGCGGAGCAGTTCGTGGCCAGGCTGATCCAGGGGCTGGACAACCAGGTGTTCGTGCGCCAGTACGCGACGATCCTGCCGGTGACCAGCGCCGACGAGCTCGGGGCCCCGTCTCTTGACGACGACCTTTCCGACCCCACCTGGACCACCGAGGTGGCGGAGATCAGCGAGGACAGCACCATGGCCTTCGGGCGCAGGAGCCTGAAGCCCAACCAGCTCTCCAAGCTGATCAAGGTTTCGATGAAACTGCTCAGGACCTCCGCCCTGCCCGTGGAGAACATCGTGGCCGACAGGATGGCCCGGAAATTCGCCATCGCCCAGGAGAACAACTTCCTGAACGGCGACGGTGCGAACGAGCCTCTGGGGATCTTCCAGGCATCGGACGACGGCGTGCCCACAACCAGGGACGTGAGCACCGGCAACACGGATACCGCTATCCTGGCGGACGGGCTGATCAATGCGAAGTTTGCCATGAAGGCCCAGTACCGCAGCAAGGCGAGGTGGATATTCCACCGGGACGCCATGAAGATGATCAGCAAATTGAAGGATGGCGACGGGCAATATTTGTGGCGCGCAGGGATCGCTGCCGGCGAGCCCGACACGCTGCTCGGGATTCCCGTGGACGAGTCGGAGTATGTGCCGAATACCTTCACCACCGCCCTGTACGTCGGAGCGCTGGCATGCTGGGAATACTACTGGATCGCTGAGCTTCAGGGCCTTGAGATGCAGCGGCTGAACGAGCTGTATGCACGGAATTCCCAGATCGGTTTCATCGGCCGGTCCTACGCTGACGGCGCCCCGGTGCTGCCGGACGCATTCGTGCGCGTGAAGCTCGGATAGGGGGCGGTCGGCGTGTTCAGCGAGAACTGCAAGATCATCCTGGCGAAGGCGGCACAGAGCGCCGGCACAGACGCCGTGGAGAGCGACGTCATCGACATGGCCGGGTTCGAGGGAGTGCTGTTCCTGACCCGCTTCGCCACGGCGAACGCCGGGAACTACATCAAGGCCCAGCAGGACACCGCTGCAAACGGCGCGACCATGGCGGACCTCGCGGGGACGAAGGTGGCCTCCGGAACTTCGGACGAGGCGGTGTACCTGGACATCAACCGTCCTCAGAAGAGGTATCTGCGGCTGCATGTGACCCGGACGGCAAGTTCCGCCCTGGGGGAGATCTGGGCGATCCTGTACGGGCCGAGGAAGGCGCCCCATACTCATAACGTCACCGGAACGCTGGTGGGCGAGGCCCACGTGTCGCCGGCAGAGGGAACCGCATAGGGGGAGGGGCGCTTGCCCCTCTCGTTTTTTGAAAGGAGAGTGATTCCATGAGCCACAACACCAAAATCTACCGGAAACAGGGCGGTGACGAGCTGGTCGTTGACACCGGCGGAGCGGTCACCCTTGGCGGTTCCATCGACGTTGACGGGGGGAAGATCACCAAAGAGGGAACCCAGGCGAATCATATCGCCGATGTTGCGGTAACCGCGACGCTGACGGGGGTTGACACCGGAACGGACATGACGGCGGCCCAGGCCGCCACGATAGTGACCGACCTGAACGCGGCAAAGACCGCTATCAATGCCATCCTCAAGGCCCTGGAGGACGTGGGCATCCTCAAGACCTCCTAGGAGGCGATGGCATGAGAATCACAAGAGTATCGGTCTCCGTCGTGACGGACGAATCAGGGGACGCTGTCGCCTACACCCCGGCGTTCAACGGGATGGTCCGGTCCGTGCGCTACATCAAGCCCGCCGAGGGTGGGCTTGACGGAGGTTCGGACATCGACATCGTAACGGACAAAGGCGCAGTGGTCGTCTGGGACAAGGACAACCTGGCCGCGAGCGCGGTTATTTATCCGATGGTCCCGGCGCAGGACAACACGGGGACGGACGTTTCAGGCTCGTATGCGCCCATTCCGGTATGCGACGAGCGGATCAAGATCACCGTGGCGAACGGCGGCAACGCCGGGGCCGGGACGTTTGAATTTCTTATAGAGGGGGTGGCGTACTGATGTGGATTCGGATGAAGACCAATGCGAGAGGGCCGGATCTCCGGTACGACGCCGGCGCTGAGGTGGACGCTCCGCTGCGGATCGCGGCGGCCATGGTGAGCGGCGGCTTTGCCGTTCCGCTGGAGGTGCCGGAGGTGAAGGCGGATCTATCTGTTCCGGAGCCTCCCGACCTGGAGGAGGAGCAGGCCCCCGCGGTGGAGACGGCTGCGGCCGCTCCTGCGGAGGAGAATGCGGTCCGCCCCGCGGCGAAGCCCCGGCAGGCCGGGGCAAAAAAACGGCGGTAGGAGGTGACCGGAATGGGGCTGAAGCTGATCACGGGGCCGGCGACCGAACCGGTGAGCCTGACGGAGGCGAAGCTCCATCTCCGCGTGGACTCCGATGCGGACAACGCCCTGATTCCAGGGCTGATCACGGCCGCCAGGCTGTTGTGCGAGTCGTACCAGTCGAGGGCGTACCTGGCCCAGACGCTGGAGCTGCGGCTGGACGCGTGGCCCCGGGAGCGGGAGATCACGCTGCCGAGGCCGCCCCTGGCGGCGGTGACATCGGTGAAGTGGAAGGATTCCGCCGGGACGGAGCACACCCTGGACACGGAGGAGTATGTCGTGGACACGGACTCGGAGCCAGGGAGGATCATCCTGGCAGACGGGTGTTCCTGGCCGCCGGGCGAGCTGTACCCCGCCGGGGCCGTGGCGGTGCGCTATACGGCGGGGGTCGCCCTGGCGGCGTCTGTTCCCCAGAACGTGAAGCAGGCGATTCTGCTGACCGTGGGGGACTGGTACCAGGACAGGCAGTCCGGTAGGCCCCTGTCGGCGGCCGCCCGGGCGCTGCTGGCCAGGGATCGGATGTGGTGACATGGCGCGGGAGACGACCATCGGGGACCTGAACGAGCGGATCGAAATAAAGCGCAACACGCTGTCGCCGGACGGTTACGGCGGCTACACGTCTACAGACACCTCCAAGGGGTTCATGTGGGCCCGCGTCCGGGTACCCCAGTCCTCGACGAACGTAATCGCCATGAAGGACGCGGAGGTCCGGACCCACGAGTTCACCCTCCGGCACCTCTCGGACGTGCAGATCAACGACATCGTGGTGTACCGGTCGGGCCGGTACGTGGTCCGGGGGGTGCGCCACGACCCGCTGCGGTGGTGGACGTACCTGGACTGCATGCCGGAGGTGGTGTGATGGAGGTCACCGTGAAGGTGAAGAACGCGGACGAGATCGTCCGGAGACTGCGGACGGCCGTCCCGAAGGTGCGCACGGCGGCGAACCGGGTGATCTACGAGCAGGCGAACGCCATCCGGGACGACGCGAAGAGCCGCGTCCCAGTGGACAAGGGCGAGCTGAAGAAATCCATCGAGGCGAAGATGCTGAAGGGCGGCCTCGGAGCTATCGTGGGCGCGGGAGGGCGCGGGAAGCGCGACCCCTACTATGCGTACTTCGTCGAGGTCGGCACGCAGGCCCATTCCGCCGGCCAGAGGACGAAGACCGGCCGGGTCCAGAAGCACACGAGCGACGGGGGAGGCATGCCGGCGCAGCCGTATCTGTTCCCGGCGGCCCGATCCCACGAGGCGGCGACATGGACGCGGCTCCAGGCCGTCATCGAGCGGGCGATCGAGAAGGCGGTGATGGGGCGGTGAGCATGGAATCCACCCTGAAGGCGGTCCGGGACCTGCTGACCGGGAGCACGGCGCTGATGGCGAAGCTGAAGGGCGTGTGGACCTACCCTCCGGATGAACAGGCCTGCCCGTATATCGTGATCGAGGGGTTCCAGGCCCTTCCCGGGCGGCTGCTGAACTGGGGTGAAACGGCCTGGTCGGCGGACCTCCACATCTGGAGCAGCTACAGGGGGATGAAGGAGGTCCTCGAGATCGCGGACATGATCTATCCCCTGATCCCGGCGGAGTGGTTCCACGAGGATCTGCTGACGGTCCGGGATATGTCCGGCCTGTACCACGGGATTTTGACCCTCCGGGGATACGACAGGTAAGGAAACGGCGGAGATAGGGCGAGGCCGTTCCTGCGCAGCGGGGGCGGCCTTTTTGCATTGAGAAAGGAGATGGCCGAATGGGAGCCACTGCGAGCAAGGTATCGGTACTGAAACTGACGGTGGGGGCTACGCCGACGGCCCTGGGGGAGGTGCGGTCCTATAGCATCGAGACCAGCCTGGGGACCATCGACGCGTCGACGCTCTCCACGAACTGGAAAAACTTTCTGGTGGGGCAGGCGGGGTGGAGCGGATCGCTGGAATGCTTCTACGACCCCACGGACGCGGCCCAGGCGGACCTGGTGAGCAAGGCGCGGGCCGGCACGGAGTGCACCATCACGGTGCAGCCCCTCGGAGCCGGCGCGGGGAAGACGCAGCTCTCGGGGAAATGCTACGTGACCACCATGGGCATCAGTGGGGCGACCGAGGACGCCGTGGGGCTGTCGATTTCGTTCCAGGGCAACGGTGAACTGGCGCTCGCTGCCGACGCCTCCTAAGGGGTGAGGGGCTTATGGGCGCTCTTGCCGCGAAGAAGGCAATACTGAAATTCGACATTCTGGGGACGAAGACGCCGATCGGAGAAGTGCGGTCCTTTTCAATCGAGACCACCCTGGGGACCATCGACGTTTCCACGCTGGCAACGAACTGGAAGAACTATATCGTCGGACAGGCCGGATGGACGGCCTCCATGGAACTGTTTTACGACCCCGCAGATCCCGGGCAGGAGGAGCTGGTCGCCCGGGCACTGGCGGGGACTCCCTGCGATTTTACCTTTCTCCCCTTCGGGGAGGACGAGGTGTACACCCTGGACCTGGGCGGGGCGACCGGCGGCACGTTCACCCTGGGCGACGGCGACACCATCGTGACGGACGCCCTGGACTACGATTCCACGGCGGCGGAGATCCAGACGGCACTCCGGACGGCTTACGACGAGGACGGCATCCTGGTGGCGGCCAGCGGAGATGATTTTGTGATCGCCTTCCCTACCGGCGTGGCGGCGGAACTGACCCTCGGGAGTGCGTCCCTCACCGGGGCGACCGGTCCGGCGGTGACTCTCGAGGACGAACCGGCGGAATACGAAGGCACCGGCAGAATCACGGCCTGGTCACCGTCCGGGGCCACGGAGGACGCGGTGGGCGTTTCCATCTCGGTCCAGGGCGATGGGGAACTGATTCTCGATCCTACACCATAACGGAGGTACTGCATGAAGATCGGCGGCAAGAACCGGGAATTCCGGTATGGAGTGAACGGCATCCGGGCGCTTCTCCGGGCGACGGGGAAGACCCCCGGGGAGATTTTCGGCGGGGGATTTGACCCCCGGGACGTGGAGTTCGGCTGCACCCTGGTGTGGGCCGGCCTGCTGTGGCAGGACAGGAACCTCACCATCGACCAGGTCGGAGACTGGCTGGACGAAGAGGAGCACCTCTACGTCGACGCCGTGAAGGAGGCCCTGGCGCGGTTTCTGGACTCGTTCAAGCGGTGCTTCAGTACCGCCGGGGCTGGCGGGAAAGACGGCGAAGACGACGAGGGCGAGGGAAAAAACTGACCGCAGGGGACTGGGAGGCTGCCTGCTCGGACATGAGCCTGGCGGTCCTCGGTCCCCTGCGTCTTTCCCATGACGATCTGTGGTGCCTGACATGGGGCGAGGTCCAGGACCTCCTTCACGCGTACCGGTACCGGGAATACCTCGACACCAGGCAAATGGCCCAGCACGCGGCATGGATCATGAACGCCACGGGGCGGCTGAAGCATCCCGTGAAGTGCGACGACCTGGCGGGGTACTGGGTGGACGGACGGGTGCTGTCGAAAGGCGAGTATCACGAGCATCTGAAGAACCGGGTCAGGGCCAGGAAGGGGGAGAAGCATGGCTAGAAAAAAGACGCTGCTGTTCGGTTTCGGGGCCGATATCACTGACCTGGAAAAGAAAATGAAGCAGGTCGACCGGGACATGGCGAAGCTGTCGAAGCGGTTCCGGAACTACGGCATGAGCATGACGAAAACCTTCACCGTCCCCCTGGTCGGGATTGGGGCGTATGCCCTCCGGGAATCCATCGCCTTTGAATCGGCGTTTGCACGGGTGCGGAAGAGCGTCGGCGGCACCGAGGCGGAGCTGAAGTCGATGGAGAAGGCGATCATCGACATGTCCAAGGAGATGCCCACGGCGGCCGGCGACATCGCGGCGGTGGCCGCCACGGCGGGGCAGCTGGGCATCCAGCGGGAAAACATCATGGGGTTCACGAAGGCGATCATTCAGCTCGGCGAGACCTCCAACCTCGCGGGCGAGGAAGGGGCCACCATGGCGGCCCGGTTCGCCAACGTGACACAGATGAACCAGAACAACTTCGACCGCCTGGGCAGCACGGTGGTCGCCCTGGGCAACTCCCTGGCGACCACGGAAAAAGACGTGATGGAGCTGGCCGGGCGATTCGCGGCCACGGCCAAGATCGTTGGCATGACGGAGCCCGAGATCCTGGCGCTGGCAGGATCTCTTTCGAGCGTCGGCATCGAGGCCCAGGCCGGAGGGACGGCCTTCGAAAAGCTGTTCATCGAGCTGGACCTGGTGACCAAAAAGGGCGGCAAGGGGCTGAAGGACTTCGCGGACGTGGCCGGCATGTCGGTGAACGAATTCGCGACGCTGTTCCAGGAGGACGCTGCGGGGGCCATCATGGCGTTCATCCAGGGACTTGCGGCTCTCGAGGGTACGGGGACATCGGCCATCGAGGTGCTCGACCGGATGGGCATCACCGAGGTGCGGCAGAGGAACGCCCTGCTGAAGGCCTCCGTGGCCTCGGACATTTTCGCCCGGTCCATGAAGATCGCAAACGAGGCATGGGAGAAGAACAACGAGCTGCAGGAGAAGACGGCGATCTTCTATCAGACCACGGGAGCCCAGCTGCAGATGCTGAAGAACGAACTGGACGCCGTGGCCATGGAGATCGGTACGATCCTGGTGCCCCACCTGAAGGACGGGATGGAGCTGCTGAAGGGGTGGACGAAGGCGTTCAGCGAGCTGTCCCCGGAGGCGAAGGAAACCACAGTGAAGGTTGCAGCCCTGACGGCTGCCATCGGGCCGGCGCTGCTGGCTATCAGCGCCGTGATCAATTCCCTGCGGAACGTGAGCCGGACGCTCATGGCTCTGGCGAGTGGGCCGGCGGCCCCTCTGTTGCTGGCTGCAGCCGCGTTGATCTATCTCGCGGAGAGCTTCGAGGGGTCGAAGGAGGCTGCGGCGAAATTCCAGAGCGAGATCGACTCCATGGACTTGACCAAACTCCGAGAGCTGCAGGAAATTTCTACCGGCGGGCTGTTCGGGGCCGAGGGATGGAAGGGCAGCATCGCCATCGCGGCGGCGGAGGAGAAGGCACGGAAAGAGCTTTCCGACGCCAGGCAGAGGCTGGCCGACGAGGTGAAACGGGACACCGTGGACGCCGACGCGGACATCATGGCCGGCCTGGTGCCGGTGAAAAAGAGCTCGGGGGCCGGCACGAGGACTCCGGGTTCCGCGGCGGGCAAGGGGAAGGCAGGTTCGGGGGGCTCCGGCCAGTCGGCTGCTGAGAAAATGGTCCAGGGCATCCGCGACCAGATCGAATATCTCAACGCTGACGGGGCGGCGTTCCTCCCCGTGCTCGACGAGTGGAAGGCGAAGCTGAAGCCCCTCTCCGACGACTGGAAAACCATCGTCGACCTCCAGAAGGAAATATCCGGCGACGTGACGGCAAAAGCCGAAGAGGCCGTCAAGAAACAGGCGGAGCAGGACAAGCAGTCCGTTGAGGACCTGCGGACCATGATGGAGGGTTTGAGCTGGCAGAACTCCATGGGGCTGATGGGCGACAGTGAATACCTGGAACACCTGACGGACGTGTTCGCCGGGCTGAAGGCCCAGCTCGCAGACCCGGGCTTCGAGAACTGGACGGAGCCCATGAAGGAACTTTTCGCCTCGATACAGAACCTCCAGAGCGACGAGGCGCGGGAGATCATCGACGCCCTGCAGCTCCAGTTTGAGACGGGAGCCATTGGAGTCGAACAGTACCGTTCCGCGCTGGAGGGGCTGAAAAACGAGTTTGCGGAATTCCCGCTGGTGGTCAAAATGCTGGACGGCGAGATCAAGGCGTTCGACCGCTCGGTGCAGATGGCGACGAAATCCATTGACGTGATGATCCGCGAGGCGGAGCAGGCGCTCAAGGACAAACTGGCCGGAGTGGCCGACGAGCTCTCCGGGGCGTTCGCATCGGCGATCGTCTACGGCGACGACCTGGGGGCAGCCATGCAGAAATTAGCACAGGACATAATGTATGCATATATTAAGGCATTGCTGCTGAAATACGTGTTCGGCCCGATCCAGGCGGCGCTGGGTTTCGCCGACGGCGGGGTGTTTTCGGGCGGCAATATCGTGCCCTTCGCCCGTGGCGGCATCGTGGACCGGCCGACCATTTTTCCGATGGCCCACGGCATGGGGCTCATGGGCGAAGCCGGGCCGGAGGCGGTTATGCCGCTGGAGCGTGGATCTGACGGCAAGCTCGGCGTGAGCGCGGAGGGGGCAATGTCCCAGCCGGTGATAATTAATGTGCTCGACCAGGGTGACCTGGAGCGGGTGACCTACGAGGCGATGAGCAAATATCCGGGCAGTCAAATTGTGACAAATCATGTTCTCCGGGCGCGGTCCGAGCGGGCCAGTCTGGCATTCGGGGGGGTGTAGGGGATGGCGGTTCCGGCAATAACGCAATACGTTTCAACGAGTCTGTCAACGATCAGCCTCCCCGCCCACTCTGTGGTGGAGGTGAGCCAGGAGGACAGTATCGAGGAGTTCACCAGCCCCTCCCGGCTGTCGCAGTTCCTGCACTATGACGCCTTCCTTGAGAAGCGGTTTTCCATCCAGGTCCCCGCCCTCACGGCCGCACAGGTGACCACGCTCCAGGCTCACTGGGTCGCCGTGAAGGGGCGGGCGATTCCGTTCAAATGGGCGAACCCGGCTGACTCGACCACGTATTATGTGCGGTTCGACTCGTCAAAACTGAGCTTCGAGCAGATAGCCCCGGCCTACTGGTCGTGTTCGTTCACCCTCCGGCAGGCCCACACCCTTGAAGTCACGGAACCGGAGGTACCATGATGAACAATGCTGATTTCCTGAGTGATGCCGTTGCACTCGATCTGGGCAAGTCGGGCGTAAAAATCGCCGAGACGCTGGAAATCGAGGTGGGCGATGAGTGGTGGAGGCTGATCAATGCGGCCGCGGTGACGGATGCCCGGGTGTACGACGCACGGAGGAAGCCCTCATCGTTGGTAGACGCCGGAACGATCGACCTTTCGTCGCTGGTGTATGGAAAAAAAATAGGGAAAGCAAACGCCTCGAGCATGCCGAAAAACGGACCATTTATTTTTAAGTTCGCGAACGGGAATATCGTGCTGTTGTATACATTCATGTCCGGTACATATCTGACGTTAACCGGGCACAACATTACAAAGGATACAACGTGGACGGTGGGACCTATCGCCACATACCATTCCACGCCGTGGGCTGTATTTTTCGATGGGGCCAGAGACCGTATTGGATATTCCTACGCTAGTGTTTCTCCAAGAATCTATTGCAGAACGCTTGACGAGGACGGAGCCAGCACCACTTTATATACATCTGGCGGTTATTATTATGAATCCCCCTCGGCGGATTATTATGGTACCTTTTCACTTCCGGAGGAGCCTACAAAATCCTATTCGATTTTTTGGACGAGCGGTACTGTCCCGAGAATTAAAACCTATACTCACGCTATAGGGGATGATTTTGGCAATAAGGCGCTGGGACTGACATTAAATTCAAATGCGGTAGCATTATCGTCCATTCCATCTACCGCCGTATATACCGCAGGAATCCATTTTTTCTATCTCCGGTCCGCGGAGTCTGTGGGTTTGGCTTTTCTCGATGGTCTGGATAACCGGGTGAAATATATCCTCGAAAGCGAGTCGTGGGGGACGGTCAGGATTCTCCCGGACATGGCCGCGGGGAGCCAGGAACTCATAGGTTTCGGCACTATCATGCTCCCTGTTGACGGAGAGTTTTTTTATGCATCGTTTAACAAGACGGTTACGGGGAATCTTGCCCGGCCGACAGGGTATTCGTTCCCTGAAAATTTTGTGGTCAACGGGGTGTATAAAACAGGAGAAAAAAACTTCCGGCTGTTTGGGAGCGTTGGTTCTACCCTCTATAGCTACACTCTAGACCCAGACACGATGGCTCTCGATTACCACGGGATCGCCTCGAGTTCCTGGGGAGGAGGAGGAGAAAAGCCCGTCCTGATTGCCGCTTCCGGGGATCTGGAGTTTTTGAAGTTTGGAGGTGTATCAGACCCTCTTTTAGCAATGTATAATTCTTTGACACACACAATAGTGTGGACCTGGAAGGGGTGGACCAACTCCGCTTATTTCCCTACTACATATATAAAAGCTAGTTCATCGTCATTGTGGAGAGTTGCGGCATTTTGGGCGGCTTCTGACAGGATTTTTTTAATAGGATTGCGCTCAGATACTGATATGGTTCGTGCCGAAATGCACTCATTCACATATTCTCAAGTATTCAACAGTTCATCCATGGATGCATTACTATCTTCTAGCACAAGATCTCTTCAACAAGTTGGGTGGGCGGCAACTGGAATGAGTCAATATGCACCACGTACACACGTTACGGGTAACCCTGAAGAGGGGTGTTTATATGTAGGTGAAACTCAGACTCATTATATTTTTTACTATTGTGAAAGCCCTTCAACATATTATAACAGAAGTTATCACTTACGGCTGCAACGGGACACATTGCTGTTTGAGGTTGGGGCATATTTTGATAATGTGAATAAAGATTCAACGATTCCCGCACTGGGTGTACAAAATATGGCGAATCGAATTGAGCCGGACAGGAATTTGAATAGTGAGCTGGCTATAAACGATAACTGGTTCCGTCATTTTAGTGCTCGGGATATTCGTTTTGTTTCTGCGGTCAATAACGGGAGCCTAGTGAAGGGGGAGCTAAATGCTGAGAATCTTACCTGGGGTAGCGGCTGGAGAACATATCACGTTGCCACAGGGCAATACGGGCAGGGATGCATTTATTCCGGGATGGGAACATCTTTAAGAATTGTCGGGGCGTTTTATGACGGTGCAAACGAGGGGGCGCAGTCCAAAACGATTAACCTCCCGTTCACCTACCGCACCATGACCATCGACGAATGGACCGGGGTAACGATTGTTCTCGGAGATGTGGTGAGCGGAGACATCCCGTTTTTGAAACTCAAAGGCGGGCAGGGGAATTTAGATAATAATTATTGTGTGAAGGTCTCCGATTCCTCCGTGTACACCGCCGACCTCGGCCATTTGAACGCAGGTGGGGAATATATGTGCATCCCCCGCGGGACATTGCTGTTTTACTCATCCATGACCGGGTGCCATTATCTGCGGAATACAGGGGCACTGTGGGACGAGGGAATGGGCGGAGAGGTCTCCGGAGGGGACTCGGTTGTGATATACGACTACCTTGATCAGCAATATCTCCCCTATCCATTTGCCCGTGAGGGCATCCGGGCGGAACTGTCGAATATCAGCAAAACGACGAAAATCACCTTGCCCGAAACGCAGGATAACCTGATCCGGGGGATGCTGGCCGCCGGGACGGATTTCCGGGGGAGCCGGTGCATCCTGCGGCGGGTATTCCCGGACCATCTAGACGAGGTGGGTTCGGACATCGTTCTGCTCGACGGCTACATTCAGGACTGGAGCTATGTACCCGGCAAAAAAGGGATTGCGTTTTCCGTATCGAAAACCCTGATCGATGTGGGAGCCCAGTTCCCGAAAAGATTAATGAACATGGGCTGTTCCCACGTGTTCAAGGGATCGCGGTGCCGGTACCTCGGCGAGGAAGGCCGGTGTTTGAAAACACGGGCGTTCTGCACCTCGCTCGGCAATCTCAACCAGTTCGGCGGGTTCCCGTGGGTAGCCGCACGGCAGCGGCGGGTGATGTGGAAATGATGCCGTTTGTGTGTCCGTACAGCCCGGCTGAAATTGTTGCCCGTGCGCGGTCGTGGGTGGGGCGCCCCATCTCCCGGGCGGAATGGCGGCCCGGGGAGACGTGTCTCCACCTGGCGGCCTACGCCTACGGGTGGGAGGAAGCCATCCCTCCCGGATGGCAGGGGAAGACCCTGGCGGACCTCACGACCGCCACGGGATGGAGACTGACTGACAAGGCCCCTTGCGCCGGCGCGCTCGGGGCTTTTTTCATCCACGGCCATGACCACCTGGGGATTTTCACGGACGGCGGATTTTTGATCCACGCCGGGGTGCTGACCATCGTCGAGGCCATAGCTGACAGATATCTGCCGTATTTCAAGGGGGTGATGGAATGCCCATAGGAGGACTGTTCAGCGGCCTGCTGGGCTGGTTGTTTTTCGGCGCGGCGTTGTACGCCTGGCTGACGTATAAAGACCCGTCGGTGAGCCAGCCGAAAACGGACGCGATGAGCGATCCGGGGCTGGGCGGCGGTCCGTGGGCGCCCCCCACGAGCAGTCAAACCCCGGTGCCGCTGGTGTTCGGCTCGGTGAGAACCCCCATGCCCTTAATTCATTACCGGCTTGAGGGCGACCAGTACCGGGACATGTGGCTGGTGCTCGCCGCCTGCGAGCAGTGGTCAACCCTGCTCGACGGGTATGTGACCGCCCTGGGGACGATATGGCTGAATGATATCCCGCTGGCGAATTTCCCAAGATATACCACGGACTCGAACATCTACGACCGGGACCATGACTGGGCGCGATTTTACGAATCTGGTCGAGGGCTGAATCTCTACTGGTCGTCAGCGGGGAAGCACGTGTTCGTCCGGCCGGTGGACGTGGGATCAAACTCTGAATCCTACGCCATCCAGTGCACCCGGAACAACGTGGGCGGCAATGGGGTGGTGCTGAAAATCCGGTGCATCCACCAGTTCGAGGCCGGTGGCACGACACAGGTCTGGCGGGAACGGGTGTTTTACACCTCGGAGGTCTCCGGCTCGCCGGAGATCGAGGTGTTCAACGGCGAGCAGTATTTCCACCTGACGCAGGAAGTGCAGAACGGCAAAAGCACGGAAAATGTGGAGGTCGGCGGAACGCTGGAAACGGTGCATTCCGTGACACTGCCGTACAAGGGCACGTTTAAGGTCATCGTTGACCTGACATCCTCGACCGCGGACGGGAAGCTCTATTTTGATTCCGTGGAGCTTGAGGATTCTGTGCTCCAGAGCGAGACGATCAACAGCTACGGTACGGCCATGGTCCTGATCCGCGTCCAGGACGGGGACGGCAGCCTGACCCGGCCGCAGGTTCACGGGGCGGTGACGGGCGGGCCGAGCAACCCCGCCGAGGCGCTCTACTGGCTCCTCACGAACACGGAGGTCAGCCTGGGGATCGAGACACTGTACATCGACGACGTCTCGTTTACGGAGGCGGCGGCGAAGTGCGACGAGTATGGGTACAGGTTCGACCGGGCATACTGCGCGACCGGCTCCTACGAGACGGCCATCAAGGACATGCTGGCGGCAGGCAGATTGCTCCTCGGCGAGTACGGCGGGAAAATCTCGTGCATTTTTGACGAGGCTGTTCCTGCAGAATCCGTCCGGGTGGTGGACCTCGACACCATGGCGGACAACACGAACTACGGGGACACGTCGCTCCAAAACATCCCCAACCGGTTTTCCATCAAATACCTCGACGACATGGTGGACGACACGGTGCAGGATTTGCTGTTGGAGGACATCGAGCTCCAGGCCCGCTCCGGCGTGGTCAATGAAAAAGTGATCGAGCTCTACGGCGTAAAATCCCAGGCAAAGGCGTGGGAGCTGGGCTGGTATCATGCGCTCTGGTCGCAGGCGTCGAAATGGCTGGAGTTCGACATGAAGCCGATGTTGTGGGACTTGAGTCCCGGGAGCGTGATCAAAACCACCAGTGCCGATGATCCGTATCTCGACGGCAGGGAGTGGATGCTCGTCGGGTTCGACGAGAGCGAGCCCGGGAGGTACCGGGCCAAGGCCATCCAGTACATGCGGGCGGCCTATGCGGCCCCGGACTATACGGCGGACTATCCGGACGTGTACCTCGAAACGCCCACGCCGGTGTCCGCACCGATAGCGCAGATCCACGCCACGGGCGGGACGGTGTCCGTGTCCTCCGTGGCCACGCAGCAGCTCCCATCGGGGGTCGCCAGGCAGACGGTGACCCTCTCCGGGATTCCGGCGGAGGCGGAGACCGTAAAGGTCTACCGGTCATACAACGGGCGGTCATACAGCCTCCTCTCTGAGATCCAGCCGGAGGGGCAGGCATCACAGACGCTCAACTACAACGAGACGGAGACGTGGAGCTATGTCTGGTACAAGACTTCGATCACTCGGAACGGGCAGGAGACCCCGCTGACTGGAGCCCCGCTGAAACAGGTCTACGTGGTGGGGCAGGAATCCACCCTGCCGGGCTACGGGCGAGGCGGCTACGGCTGGCAGCCCTATGGAGGATAACCCATGAATATTTACTTGAGCGGCGCGTGCCGCACGGGAAAGGCCGAAATCGCCCGGCGGCTCGCTGGCGAGGTCCGGGGCGTGGTGTCCCGGATCGATCCATCCCTGGAGGTATTTCAGCCTGTTTTTGGCCATGGGCTGGAGAGAGTGTTCCGGGGCCGGCTCTGGGAGGGGCGCATGGGGCAGGCGTATGACGCGACCATGCGGTATCTGGAGGTCCTGGGCGGCACGCCCGGGCAGACCACGGTATTCAACGAGGGACCGCTTCCCGTGCTGGCCCACCTGATCTATTTCGGCGGGCTGGCCCTCGCGACCGAACATCAGCGGGAGGCGATCCTCGCCGCCTGTCTGGACCTCCTCGGGCAGGGGGAGCACTACGTAATCCAGCGGTGGGCGAACGACGGGGCCTTTGACCGGGTGAACGTCTCCCTGCAGACCGCCTGCGGGTGCAACCGGGCGAACGTGTTCCTGCTGCCACCCGCCCGGGATTATGCCGGAACGGTGGAGGCGGCGCTGTCGCAGATCCGCCGGGGGAGCCTCGCCATGGAGGAGGACGTGCTCGCCCGGATAGCGGACGAGCGGGATGCGGCGCAAGCGAGAGCGGCCGCGGAGATCGAGACCATGGAGCGGCTGCACGTTGAGTCCATGGAGCGGGAGCGGGCGGCCTTCGAGCAACTGGAGGCGGAGCGCGTCCGGCTGGAAGAGGACCTGACCCGGCGCAGGGAGGAAACGGAGCGCATGGTGGCGGACGAGCTGGCGGCCATACAGGCCCAGAGGGAGGAGGTAGAAAATGGCGCTGACGACGACGACGAATTACAGCCTGCGAAAACATGACGCTGGTGATCTGAACTGGGACGGTGACACGAACTGGAATCTGGACAAAATAGACACGGAGCTCAAATCCGCAGAGACCCACCGGGGGACGGTGACTGGCAACCCCCACGCGGTGACGGCGGCGCAGACAGGAGCGGTCGCCCTCCTCTCCGGGGACACGGCGAGCCGCCCGGCAACGCCCGCCACAGGGACCATGTATTTTGACACCACGCTCGGAATGCCTGTCTGGTACGACGGCTCAGGCTGGGTGGACGCGACGGGGACCACGGCATGAGCTGCGCGCTCTGGCTGGTGCTCTATTTCGTTCTGGCATTGGCCGCCCTGGTGGCGGCCATGCGCTTTTTGTGGAGGAGGTGAGGGTGCATGGGAGATCTGAGCCGGAATTTCAGCCGCTCGGAATTCGCCTGCCCGCACTGCGGCAAGGCCGAAATTGACTCGCTCCTCGTGGCCGCACTTCAACGGATACGAGACCGTGCCGGGCCGGTGGTGGTCACCTCAGGCTACCGCTGCCCCGTGCACAACGAGGCCGTGGGGGGCGTGAAAAACAGCCAGCATCTCTACGGGCAGGCAGCGGATATCTATGTCCCGGGCATGAGTCAGGTGGCGCTTCTCGCCCTGGTGCGGGAGATGGTAGTAAAGGAAG